AGAAGTAAGATTCACTTCACTGAGGCACCTAGAGGTAATACTCAAGAGTTGGTCGATGAAAGTAACATTCCTTATACTAAGTCTACGTTTGGCGGAAGAGTCTATCTCAGACAAGACTACTCTACGAACCAAATTTATGATAACATCACAAGACAGTTCACTGGTATTGGTGCTACTTACAGACTGACTGTTGGTGGAGCAAACACAACTGGTATTGAAACTGGTAGTGGTCTGGTCTTCATCAACAATATGTTCCAAACACCAACAACTGCTAATAATGCTGGCGGAAACTATAGTTTCATTGAAAACGCAGGCATTTCAAGTGTAGTATTCACTGGTGTCAATGACGCTACCACTATCTCTGACTACGATGTAAACCAGAATCAACTACCTAGAGGTGGTTTGATTGTTTCCCTGGGTTCAACTCAAGGTCTTGGTTTCGCTCCTCTGGTTGGCGCTTCTGTAACAGCATTCGTCGCTGGTGGTGTTATTCAGTCCGTTGGACTTGGTTCTACAGACGTTGTTGGTTCTGGATACCGTGGAACCGTTTCCATTGGTGTTACCGATCCAAACCACACTGGAGACGCAGCAACCATCACTGCTACCGTCGGTGCTGGCGGAACACTTTCATTCACTGTTAGTGACGGTGGAACTGGATACAGTTACAACCCTGTTATCGAAATACCACAACCAAGTTATGAGAACCTATCTATAACTGGCGTTTCTCGCCTTGGTATTGGTAACACAACTGATACTGGAAGTGGTCTCCTTCTGAATGTTGAGGTTGGTGCTGCTGTAACCAACGTTGGCATTGGTTCTACCCTGTTTGAAGTCAAGAACTTCAAGATCTCAAGAGCAGGATGGGGATTCCAGAAGGGAGACAAGTTCAAGCCTGTTGGTTTGGTTACCGCTAGACATCTTTCCGCACCTATCAATGACTTTGAACTAGAAGTTCTTGATGTATTCAGTGATAACTTCTCCGCTTGGCAGTTTGGTGAACTGGACTACATTGACTCTATCTCAAGTCTACAGAATGGTATCAGAACAAGATTCCCACTCTACTACAATGGTGAACTACTAAGTTTCGAAGTTGATAGAGATAATGTTGACTCTGCTGACATTGATCTTGAAGCACTGCTCCTCATCTATGTCAATGGCGTCCTCCAGGATCCAAACGTTCACTACAGATTTGAGGGTGGTACGTCTATCGTATTCACTACCGCACCAACAACCAATGATAACATTGATATCTTCTTCTACATGGGAACTCGTGACACTGATAGTGTTAACGTAGATACCACTGAAACTATCAAGGTTGGTGACATTTTACAACTACAGAAGACTGAAAACAGTGCTGTACAAGATCCAAGAACAATCTACAACATTAACGCTTCTGATAAAGTAGAAACTAACATCTACGGCGGTCTTGGAATTGATGATACCAACTTCAAACCATTTAGTTGGATTAAGCAGAAGACTGACAAGAATCTTGGCGGAGAACTTATCTACAAGTCAAGAGATTCCATCGAAGGTCAAGTCTACCCAACTGCTAAGATCATTGGCGACCTTTCTACTTCTGCTACAGAGATCTTCGTTGACGATGCTCAGTTCTTCAACTACGAAGAAAATGAGTCTGCTATCAACATCACAAGCGTAAATGGTCTCATTGTTGGTACAACATCAGATCCCGTCGCTGCTGCGATAACCGCAGTTGTCTCCGCTGCTGGAACTATCAGTTCCTTCACTATTACTGATGGTGGTTCTGGATATGTTGGTTCTTCCACCGATGTTAAGATATCTGCTCCTAAGGCAGTTGGTGTTGGTGTTGGAACAACTGCTGTTGCTACCGCAACTGTAACAAACGGTGCTATCACTGCCGTTTCTATCACAAATGCTGGTTTCGGTTATACTCACACTGCTCCACCACAAGTTCTAACTTCATTCCCATCAGTTTCATTTGAAACTCTGTCTGGTATTAGTGCTGTTGCTGGTTTCGCAGGAACGGTTACTGGAATTGGAACAACAGTTGGAACAGGAAGCAACTCTCTCGCACTCAAGTTCACTCTGAATGCTTCTTCCTTCGCTGGTCTACAAGAAGGATATCCAATCTATGTCTTCAATACTAGCATTGGTAATGGCGTTACTTCTATTAACGGATCCGATTCTTCAGTGGTAGGTGTCGGAACTACATTCCTAGATAACGTTTACATCATCAATTCCTTCCATTCATCATCTACAACAGGTGTTGCCACTTGTAACATCCTATCTACGACTTCAGTAACTGGTCTATCAACTTCTGGTGGGGCAACTGACCCACGAGGATACTTCTCCTGGGGTAGACTTTCTGGGTTCTCTAGAGCATCTTCACCGATCTCTATCGGTGTTACAGGTCTCACAGTTGACTCTGGACTGTCAACATTCCCAACTATCCAGAGACGTGGTTATGGTTTGAGAGACGGAGGTGCCTTGAGAAAGGATCTAGGATAGTTATAAATATAGAAAAAAGCTATTACGATGGCGGCAATTGTAACAGATCAGTTTAGAATATTAAATGCGGGAAATTTTGTAGATTCCGTCACCAGTTCTTCTAACTCATATTATGTCTTCGTAGGTCTTTCTAACCCAGCGGTTGTTGGGTATGGCAGAACAACGGATTGGGACACCAACACTCCCAATCCAACTGATAACTTTGACTATCAGAGTTTCGTTGGCGATAATATGTCCTTTGGTAAGAAGGTAACTTCTGCCAATGTAAGAAGACTTGTTAGAAGAATTGACTGGACGAGAGGAACAAAATATGAGATGTACCGTCATGACTACAGTCTGACGAACCTTTCTCCTACAACAAAGTCTTCAAGACTTTATGATGCGAACTATTATGTAATGAATAGTGAGTATAAGGTTTATATCTGCGTTGATAATGGTTCTTCTGGTATCAATACCGCTGGTAATGCTTCTCTTGACGAACCAACATTCACAGACTTAGAACCATCTAAACCTGGTGTTAGCGGTGACGGATATCTTTGGAAGTATCTGTATACCGTATCTCCAAGTGATATCATCAAGTTTGACTCGACAGAATATATCTCTCTCCCAAGTGACTGGGCAACTTCAACTAACGCTCAGATATCTGCTGTAAGAAACAACGGAGACTCTGACACAAACGAGAACCAGATAAAGAAAGTTTATATTGATATTCAAGGTCTTGGATATTCCCAAGGTTCTCACGAACTGAACATCTTGGGTGATGGTAGTGGTGGAAAAGTTATTGTAGATGTTGATGCTAACGGAAAGATAACAAACACAGTTGTTTCTTCTGGCGGTAAAGACTATACCTACGGTATGGTTGACCTGGGTTCTATCAACTCAAGTTCATCAACTAAGGCAAAACTTATTCCTATCATTCCCCCAGGTAAGGGACACGGAAACGATATCTACAAAGAACTTGGTGCTGATAAGGTTCTTGTCTACGCTAGGTTTGATGATTCTACAAGAGACTTCCCAACTGATGTCACTTTTGCTCAGATTGGAATAGTCAAGAACCCAACTTCTATTGGTTCTACTAACGTATTTACTGAAAACCAGTATTCTTCACTGGGTGCTATCAAGTTTACATCTGTTACTGGAACTGTATCTGTTGGTGACAAGATCAGTCAGTCTGTTACTGGTGGCACTGCTAAAGGTTTTGTTGCTTCATACGACACAGAAACCAAGGTTCTGAAGTATTTCCAAGACAGAAATTCATTCCTGAACCAGACTTACTTTGATGCTACTGACTACGTTGGTGTTTCAACTAACGCCAAACTTTATGCCTTTGCCTCAAACGCAAATGCCGTAACATCAACTGGCGGTTTCTCTGGTTCTGTTGATACTGGTTTCACTGGTATTAGCACCAACCCAACTGGAACAAAACTTATCTCACTTGGGACTCAGTTTACAAACGGGGTTGCCAATCCTGAGATAAATAAAGGGTCGGGGGATATTGTATATCTTGACAATCGTCCCGCTATCTCCAGAAATTCTAGACAAAAAGAAGACGTTAAAATTATCCTGGAATTCTAAAAAATGCCACAGAAAACGAATCTCAATATAAACCCTTACTATGACGACTTTGATAAGGACGACAATTTTTATAGGGTTTTATTCAAACCAGGATATCCAATCCAGGCGAGAGAGCTAACAACTCTCCAGTCTATCTTACAAAATCAGATAGAGTCGTTTGGAAGTCATATCTTTAAGGAAGGTTCTATGGTTATCCCTGGTGGGGTAACCTTTGATGATAATTACAACTCAGTAAAACTCAATGCTGACCATCTGGGCATTGATGTCAACATCTATGCTAGCAACCTGGTTGGCAAGAAACTGAAAGGTCAAACGTCTGGTGTTGT